ACCAAGTCAATGTTAGATCAACAGCGATTTCAACATCAATTACAATTGATTAATGCTCGCCAATCGGCCCAGGAGGGGGTTGGTATTGCTGGAAGAACAACCGGCGATGGTTTAGATATAATGGGATTATCAAAGCAAGTATTTGCTCCGGTTTCTTACTAAGTTGATATCATGGCTTTTAATATTGGTGGACAATTTGAAGGCGGATATGGTGAAATAAAGCCTGGTTACGAGAGTCCGTTCGGTAAAAATGCTCCTTCCATAAAAGGGGATTACGACTGGAGCGGCGCTTCAAAAGGGGTCGATTGGAGCGGTAAGTTTAGTGTTGATAAAGACGACTTATACGGAAAATTGTTTGATAAATCTAGGCAAACAGATAAATACCGAAGCATGGCAGAAGAAGAGGCATCCCCGAAAAGAAAGCCATTTGGATGGGGTGGAGATTGGTCTAAAGGATATGGTGGTCAGGTTTTAGAGAATCTGAGTGTTTATGAGCCTCAAAAAATGAGCCCAATGTTCTTAGAGGGTGGCCAAGCACTTGCGGGTATTGCAGGTTTGGCTTTGGCACCATTTACCGGTGGTGCTAGCCTTGCTTTTGCTCCAATGGTTGGCCAGGGTTTATCTGCAGCCGGTAGAACTTGGAATATCTAAAAATAGTCAATTTAAAATAAAAATCAAGAGAGATTCAAATTATGTTGCTCCCTGTTATTGGCGCCGGTTTAGGCGGTCTTGAAGCGTATCGTAGAACCGGCGGCGATATCGGTGCTACGTTGCTTGGTGCTGGGCTTGGTGCTGCCGTGCCCGGTGGTTTAAGAATGGCTGGTACCGCTTTGGGCGGAACCGGTTTGGCCTCGCGCCTAGGGATGAGTGGTGCTGAAGCTTTAAGGAGTGGTGCAAGAGGCTTAACAGGTGTCGCATCCGGATTGGGTAAACAGGGGCTAGAAGGAGCCGCAAGGACCGCCGCCGCTGCTGGTGCCGGTGGGATGCGTACTCTCGCCGGTAACTTAACTAGTCCCGCTGCAATTGGTGGATTGGCCGCGGGCACCGGCGTCCTTTTAGGCGCTCCGGCTTTGGCTGGCGCCCTCGCGTCCAACGTTGCTCCGCCTGCACGTACTGCCGCTCAATTTGGTGCCGGGACCGCTGGCTACCAAGCTCCCGGTGAAGTGGACTACTCGGGGCTTGGTGGTGGTGCCGTTCCCCCAGTGGGCACCTTTGGTGCTGGTGGAACCCTGAGCGATCCTCTGAATGTGCTTGGCCGCGTCGGCATGGCTCAGCGTTTGGAAACCCTGAAGAGCGCAGAGGCACAACGTGATGCCATGCGGTTATTGCTGCCAGAGGTTATGAAAGCTAGTGAAGCTTCTAAAAAGGCTGAGTTCCAGCGTCAACTTGCTGCAGCCGGTGTTCGCCAGAACATCATGACCGCCGCCAACATGCTTGAGCGTAGCCAGCAAGCTGCCCAACAGATGGGCCTTACCGCAGCCTCGCAAGCCGGTTCCGCATTAACTCAACAATACCAGTACAGCTAATATGGCCGCCATCTGGAGCGATCCCGCGTCACCCTTTTACCAGAAAATTCCTGGCTTTGCAGTGGGTGCCCCTTTCCGGGAACCCGCTCCAGCTTTCGGTAAGGAAAAAACGCAAAAATTACCACAAGTAACGATTCCAACAACGGACTTTTCTAAAATTCCGTTCCCAATGATTGGAACTGATTTCTCCACGGGTTCCCGTGATGTAGATCTTCAAGGTCAGGTTGGATCGGCTATTCCTCCTATGGATCAGGAGGTTCAGAAATACTTGGATTTTTACAAAGCCATCAGTCCGATGCGGATGGCAGAGATGGAGCAGGCCGCAAAGCTTTCTTCACGTTTAACCCGTGAGCAACTTTCTTCTCTGTATCCTTATTTAAGCGCTGCTGGTGCGGAATCCACTGCTCGGAACTTGGCTGCTAGCAAATCTTTCCTGGCGACCAAAGAGCAGATGCCAAGCAACGTTCAGGCAATCATGGCGTCGAAACAGTCTCAAATGGCCACGGCTGCTGGTGCCGAAGCACAGCGTCAGCTGGCTACCGCAGCTCAACAAGAAGCCGCCAAGCGTTTTGCCGGTAGCTTTGCTGGTCAATACATTCAGGTTGCCTGAAATAAACCGCGTTAAACTGAAAGCAGCGAGTCGTTAATTATGGGCGGATCACCACCACCTCCTCCTCCGACAATTGTTTATTCGCCACCGCCGCCGCCGCCGGCTGCTCCTACCCAGGTGCCGACTCAATCACTTCAGACGCAGACTGCGCTGAACGAAGTTAGTGGTGCTCAGCAACGACTCAACATGGAGTTGGGTGCTCAGCTGGACCGCACGAATGCTGAGTTCTTTGCCGGACAGGATATTCGAAGGACTCAGGCTGCTGGTGGTGAACAACGTCTGACGATTGCTGCAACCGGTGAGCAGGAGCGTGCAACCACTCTTACGCGTGGCGAACAAGAGCGGCTGGGTATTGCCGCTACGGGTGCTCAATATCGTGCAGGCCTCGAAACTGCTGGTACCCAAGAGCGTCAAACAGCTGTTACTCGTGGAGAGCAGGAGCGTCTTGGCATCAGCGCCAGTGGTGAACAACAACGTCTAGGCATCGCTGCCACCGGAGCCCAGGAACGCCAAACCGCCGTTACTCGTGGTGAACAAGAACGGCTCGGCATTGGTGCTACCGGTGAACAAGCTCGCCTGACGCAATCTCAGCTTTTGGCTGGACAAGAGCGTCAAATCGGTCTGACGGGTGAGCAGCAACGCTTAGGGATCGCCGCAACCGGCACTCAAGAGCGTCTGACTCAGGCCGAACGCTTCACTGGTGAAACCGGACTTACGCGCGTACGTGGTGAAGAAGAACGCCGGGGTATTGTCACGACCGGTGAGCAACAGCGCGAAACTGTTGGCCGCACCGCTCAGGAACAACGGTTAACCGACTTGCAGCAAGAGATGTTCCGGCGCTATAAAGAGCAAAGGGACTACGAGCAAGCTCAACAGCAGTATCGATCATGAAGGACTGGATTCAAGGTTTAACAGACAAAGACCGAGAATCCTTCCTTACATTCTGCAAACGGACTAACTCCCCAATCCAGATGTACCTGTATTCCCGATTTCTCGGGTTTACGGGCAGCATCGTGGAATGTGATGAGTGGTCTAAAAAAGAATATAAAAAACGGGATTTTAATGGTCTTCTAGAAATGGAAATTGACTCCATGCAGCAGGATATTTTTAAGCTGCGTGAGGCAATTGATATGGGGATGGTTAAACAAGATATGGGCACGTCTCGCATCGCAATGATGCAGAAAGAACTTAGAGGCTCAATCAAGCAACTTAACGATGAGAAGATCCTCCTCGACAAACAGGGTTTGATCCTTGCTGGTGCAGACCGGGCGTTGCGGGAGATGTTGTCTATTTTCCGAGATGATCCGATTGAAGGTCCACTCCAAGAGGCTTCGATGGGTGTGTGGACAAAGATCCTGCAGGAAGAATCTTAAAAATTAGTACGCTATGCTACGGGCATGGCAGGCACTAGTATCTACAGCGTTTATCGTCGCACCGCTAGGGCTGCGGCTCAGAAACGAGTTGTTAAACAATCGTCAACTGTAGATGTAGAGCGGGCTCGAAAAGATTTTGGATATTTTTGTGAAGTCGTTGGAGATAAACCACCGGCGACTCACCACAAAGAGTGGCACCAATACTTATGCACCGGTGACGACAGCGAATGTCTGGTTGGAATTGCCGGACCCAATGTGGATATTCTGGCTCCACGGGGTTCAGCAAAATCAACTGTGTTGGGTTTGTTTACAGCTTGGGCAATTGGTATCCACGCTCTAGCCAAAAAACCGCTCAAAATCCTTTATATTTCTTACACCGTAGATGTGGCGCGACCTAAGAGTGCTGCCATTAAAAGAATTATTGAAGAGAGTAAGACTTACTCGGAAGTCTTCCCAAGTGTAAAGATTGCCAAAGGAATCAACTCCAACGAATACTGGAGCATCGATTGGAAATTTGCAGGTATTAAATCTACTGGTGAAGAAGAGTTTACTGTTTGTTGTGCGGGTTTGAAGGGTGCAGTGACATCCAAGCGATCTCATCTTTGTATCATCGATGACGCAATTAAATCCGCAGATGATATTAAAAATCGGGACATCCGTGCAGCCATGGAAGATAACTGGAACTCAGTTATTGTTCCGACTATGTTCGAGGGTGGGAGAGCCATCTGCCTAGGAACTCGGTTCCGACATGATGATATCCACAACACTACCTTCACACCCACAAACGACTGGATCCAAATCGTCCAATCGGCAATTACTGTTGATTCAGAGGGTGAAGAAATATCATATTGGCCAGCTCTCTGGTCCCTGGAGTACCTACAGGATCGGCGTCGACAAGCACCAATTGCATTTAGTTTTCAGTATCAAAATCAAATTGTCCAAACCAGTGAGCTCTCTCTGTCTCCGGATTTGATTGTCAAAGGTGCAATCGCAACTCAGTTTGATTCTTTAGGTGTTGGGGTTGACCTGTCTGCAGGCATCCGTGAACAGAATGACTATACCGTCTTCGTGATGGGTGGACGTGTGGGGCAGAAGATACACATCATCGACTGCAAACGAATTCGGATTATGGGCAACCTGGAGAAACTAGAAGCCCTCATGGAAATGATGGAAGAGTGGGGCGTTGTACATAAAGACAACAACAGGTATTTCCCCACCGGATCAAATATCGACATCTGGTCTGAAGCAGTTGCATATCAGGCATCCTTGGAGGCGGATTTTAAACGTATTTGTCTGGGAGACCACGGACTGTACAACATGAACTGGCACGCAATCAAAGGATTCCGTGGGGACAAAGTCGCTCGTTTCCGGGGAATTATGGGTTTGTTTGAGCAGCGGAAAATTATTTTTAACAAGTATCGGAGATTCGGACCACTCACCGACGAGATCGTTAACTTTGGTGTTAGCTCGCACGACGACTGCGTCGACGCTCTCGTCTGGCTCTGTAATGGCCTAATGACCAGGGGCAAGCTGGAGCTCGAATTTTAAATTTAGGAGTAAATAGGGATAAAGTATTTTGGACCTAAACTAGGAGAATCCATTTCCAATGTCCACCAGCTATTACACTATTGAGCTTGAGCAGGACGCCTACGGTTCCGCAGTAATCCCTCTGCCTGACGAACTGTGCCATGATATGGCTCTTCAACCGAACGAACGTTTCGACGTTGAAGTTGAGGATGACACAATCACACTCAAACGGATTGCCGCTGGCTACGATATTGAAGAATAAACTGAGATCCAGTAAAACCGATGAGCGATAGTACCAAATCCACCCTCGACGCCATCCTCAAAGCGGTCGTCACAAGGGATGGTACTGGCCCAGCAGATACCATGCTGGTGAATGCCCACTTGTCCCAAATGAAAATGTTTGGGATTCGGCAGGGTGTCGAATTCTATCCGGCTCAAGATAATTTCGGTACGCAGCGATTTGACTTCATTCAGCAAGTCATTAAATTCAATAAATTAGATGCACGACTCGACTCCATTTGGGATCGATTTTTAACGTACGGTAAAGGCCTTTTTTACATCCGGCCCACCAAGAAGACTTATCGCCTGTACTGGTTCGATAAAGATTCATATCGAACCTATTATTCAACCGAAGGTGACTTGGAAGAGGTCATCATCATTTATCCGTATAAAGTCAAATCCAATAAGGGCTTCCAGGGTGTTGGCTTAAATACTGATAAGCGGTATATGCGTCTGCGCATCACCGCAACTGAAATTGAAGAGTTCCACAGCGAACAAGAAATTACCTTTGATATGCCGTCGTTGGAGTACGGCATTTTTGATAAAAAGACAGTCGTAAACACAATGGAGTTCATCCCTTGTGTTGAAGTTTTTAACAATCCGGATGCCTTTGGAACTGAAGGCAGCGGTGAATTTGAATGGTTGGCCAATCAAATCGTGGCACACGATGAGATGGTCAAAAATATTCGCGCCAACCTTTCTTTCTTCGGTAACCCGACACTGCTCTCATCTCGACCCAAGCAAGATATTGTTGAGAGCAGCGAAACCGATCCGGCTCAGCGCCCCAGTATTTCGAGCCAGTCTGGCTTTCAATCAGAATTCTTCCTGTCTAGTTCAACGTTCAAGCAAGACAACGTTACGCGACAGCCACCTGGCTACATTGGTCGTCCTGGAAGCGGTATGCGCGTTCCAAGAGTCATTGCCAACCTGGAGCCAACCGATCGTGTCGGTTTTATTACGCCGAATGCGGTCAGTACTGATCAAGCTCGTTACTCTGAGCAGCTCCGCAGTGAGATTCGCCTGGCATTAGGTGGTATTGATGATCTCAGTATCACTAATGTGACCGCCACTGAGATTAAATCCGCTTACGGACGTGTTAGTGCTACAGCAAAGAAGAAGTGTCTGATGCTGTACACCTATGGTGTTTGTAAGTGCTTCGAATTAATGATTTTCCAGGAAGAGCAGATCTTCCGGAAATCCCTGGCGTACGCATCGGGAATTAAATATCCAACCCCACCAGAAGACCCGAGCGACGAAGCTGCCCAAGCTAAGTACGAAAAACAAAAAGTTAATTACGAGAAAAAATTACAAAAAGCAATTGAGCAAGCTGTTGAAACCAAGGAAGTACCTGATGGTGTTCTTGGTTTGGCTCCGGACGGGGATCGCACTGTAAACTGGCGCTGGATGGGTCCTGTTTATGAAGATACGGCCCAGGATAAACTCAACCAATCTATCTTTACCCGAAACCTACAGGAATTAGGGGTTGATAGCATTGAAGCACTGAAGTATTTATTCCCTTCAAAAACGGA